ATCTTTTCCTATTGTTGAATTTTTGGATTATCGTGAGATTAATAATAACCGAAGGGGATTACTTGTAAGCTCAAACTTCACTCCCAAAATTTTACAAAACAAACTCGAAAAAAACCTCAATAACCCACGACTTGAAGAAAGAGCAAAAGAATGCTTTAACGTTATCGTTTTAAGCGACTCGAAGAGCAAAAGAAGTAATGATATAATCAAAATTTAAAACAACAACAATGAAAACTTACGTATTAACAGTAAGCCGGACATTTCCGGCAACACACAATCAGAAAGGACAGCCAACCTTTTTCGTCGAGAAAATCTATAACAAAATAGCTCCCATGTGGAAGGAAGGAAGCCAAGAACTGATTAAAGAAAGGAAGTTATATTCCGAAGTCACAATAGAGAAAATTCACACCATACGGGGCAACTACGAGCTATGGAAAAAAAGGATTGATGAAGTTATTGCTGGCAATGCTTATTTATCCTTGCGCTATTGGTCCGGCAGTCCGTATAACTACAAAAAAGACGGGTCAAAGCAGGTAGAGTTCGCCAGGCTCGACAATGAATCAGGGGTTGGAATTCAAAAACTCGAAGACCCTACAAACTTTGTTTTTGCTCCTATAAATGGGAAAATGATTAACTGGGAAGAAATCGCTAAAAACGATGGGCTTTCATTTGATGATTTTTGCGACTGGTTTAAAGTCCGACAAAATAAACCAATGGCAATTATTCATTTCACAAATTTTAGATATTGAAAAATGACAACTAACATATTACAGTTCATAAACGCAATTCGAAAAACCGACAAGTACATCGAAATGATATACATGAACGGCGCGTGTTATCAGTTTTTTTTACTCCTGAAGACTTATTTTCCGGAATGCGAACCTTACATTACAAATGAAAAAAATCATGTAATAACAAAATATAACGGAAAATACTACGACATAACAGGTCAAGTTTCAGGAAACTGGTACACGCCAATGACGGATAGTGAAATTGATATGGCAAGTGCGTGGAGTTTCCATAGAACTAAAGTAATACAGATTGGCGAATGCCCTTTTTGTGGAGAACCGATTGTGGTGTAATGATATTAATATAACAAATTTAAATAAACACTTACAAAAATGAATAAAAAAAAGAACACAGTAGAAGGCAGCGATGCAATAAACAAAATATTAGACACTCACTTAGGCAGCCAAAGCAGTAGACTCGCAGCGTGGGAAATGGGTTTGGATTTTTACGGATGTGAAATTGAAAAAGATTACTTTGAAGATGGTTGCCAAAGATTCACAAATGAGACTAAGCAGCTTTCTTTGTGGGTTGGCTAATGGCTTATAACGGTCGGCAATATGAAACGTGCTGATTTGAAACACGAAACTATAAATTAAAAAATAAATTCGATATGAAAAACAAACTTTCAATTAAACAGAGAATTAAGGCATGTTTTATATTGCTTGTTAGCGGTTCGTTGCCTTCGTGGTGGTGGAGCGACTTATCTAACAAGTTTTATGAAAGCAAAATACCACATGATTATAAAGACGGTAAATTCGATTACAGAACTATCAGAGCGTGGTTTTTGGAGCAATGACCACAACGCTACACGTGTATGGTGTCGTAGCGTGTAGCCTCACTGTTGTTGATTAATTGCACCAGAGTAGTTTTAATATTTTTAGGGCGGGATTATATGTTCTATAACATTTTATTGTAATTGTTTGCTTACTTTATTTGGTGGTTTGTAATTAAATGCTTACATTTGTATTAGAAACAATGGGGGATATTTCCCGAATAACTATTTAAGACAAAACAAGATGGAAACTCAAAGAATTGAATTAAGCAACTCAGAAGTAGCAACAGCAATTGAAATTTTAAACGGCGAAAAAGAAGGCAACAAAAAAGATGCAGATACATTAATGAAAAGCATCATAAAAGGAAGTGATTTAATTGCTGAATTGCCAAGTGGATTTGATTTGAAACAATTTCAAAAATGAACATTAAACAACTAAAAAAAGAACTCGGCTTATCTGGCAAACAGATAGCCGAGTTCTTCGGATATAGCAATTATCTAAGCTTTAGAAATAGCTCCGCAAAAAAACGCATCGAAGCAGGTTTATGCAGTTTTTATGCTTTTGTAAAAAGCAAAGAGGGAGGGAAAAATATTAAAACGAATAACTCCTCTGATGTTGACTAAATGCACCGACAAGCTATGCACTATACACAGAGTTGTAACGGCGAAGCGTACGTTTTGCGCTAAGAAGTGAATTGTTTTTTAGCGCAAAATTTCTGCGCAAAATGCGTTACAACGGTTTGGCTATGAACTGAAAGCCAATACCACAAAAGATAAATTGAAATATTAACCTTAACAGAGGCTTTTTGTTTATAGCCTTTGTTAGCAACTTTTAAAAATTATGTCAAATAAATTTGATACAGGAATGGACGATTATTATTTAGGTAAAGAACCCAAAGGAGATCCGGGACTTGAATATTTGCGTGGGTGGGGATATGCTGAATCGCTTTATGAAAGGCAATTTCCTGAGCAAATAGACGATAGGGCACAAGAGGACGATAGAGAGCAACAGAGGGAATAATTTTTTATTGTTGCTAACATTACTGCGGTATGTTGTCGGTTGCCGCTGAATAACCTACCGACTTTGATTAAAATAATAATGTTAAACAACTTAAATAGAGAGCGATTATGAAAACGGAACTTATAAAAGAATTTGAAGAAAAGCACCAACGATGCAGATTTTTACAAGATACTGGTATTGGAGATATGCATAGTGAACAAGGGTCTTATTGTAATGAATATGTTGAATTTTTAGAGCAGAAGTTAGCGAACGGAGTTGAACAAAGCGAAAGCAACTGCAATATACCGCATGTTAGCGACCGTTTATCATTTAAAGAAATTGGTGAACTTGCTGACAAATGGCTGGAGGATGAAATTGCGTTAAGCGTAGAAGATAGATTTACAGCCATGGAAAAATACTGGATGATTGAGGGGTTTATGGAAGGCTATAAAAAAGCACAAAATGGTTGCTAACGATTTGGCGGTATGAAACGGCAGGGATTAAGCGCAGAACCCTATCAGCCTACTACAAATGATGAATAGATGCACAACGGTACGAACAGCACATATGCCCTGCTGTTTTATGACCGCTGGTTATAGGGCGTTTTTACTTGAGTTATGATTGAAGAATTTGACAAACTACGAAAACACATAAAAACAGAAGAAGGCAAGAAATTAGCAAAAGAATTTCGGAAGCAATTAGTTCGTTCGGAAAAATACGCAAATAAATTAGATACTTATTTTTCCGATACTTTAGACGGAATGACACCAGAAGATTCAGCACGTGATTTAGGGCTGATTTAAATGCCCTATAACGGTACGGCAATATGATTAGTTGCCATACCAGATACTTTTAAAATTAGTAGTAACTTGACAGGCAATTAAATATATTGCTTGTTATAAATATGTAAAAATTATGGAAACTTTGAATTTAGGTGATAAGGTTACAGTAAAAGTAAAATATGTAAGAACTACTGATAATGATGAGCGATATTGGGATGTAATTCAAATAAAAGAAACAACAGGTATATTTGTTGGTTATAGAAATATGATTAGGACTGAATTTAATATTCACAATGCAGAAACTGATTATGCATATACTAGTATTGATAATACAATACAAGGGAAATGTGCTTTAATTGCAATTAATAAAAAACAAATAATCAAGGTTCCATTAAATGCCCTATAACGGACAGGTGTAAACCGTCGTTTTAATGCGGTTTGACACCGTGTTATAAACTGCACGGGAAGCCCGAAACAACATTCATTAAATGCTGCGCCCCTGGTAATTTATTTTTGAAGGGAGGGAAAAAGAAAAAAAAGTATAAAAAAACATCATTTTTTTATATAAAAACTTGCACAGTATAAAAATATGTCGTATCTTTACAGTATAGAAATAAAACAAAAAGATACAACATCATGACAAACTGGAATCAAATAGAAGAAACACTGAAAAGCATAGTTGAAGAAATGGGTGGAGACGCTGACCAAATTAATAACGGTGACTGCGCTGTTTTTGCGAAAAAAGCATATAACGCACTTTCTGAAATGGGAATCGAAGTTGAAATAGTTAACAATCTTTCTGATGAAATGCAAAATGAATTAGAAGGTTATGAAACTATCGAATCTGAATATTCAGAAGGTATTTCTCACTGCTACTTATTAATTGACGGATGGTTTTTCGATGCTTATGATGTTGACGGAGCAGAAACAGAAGAAGAATTACAATATCATGTAAAATGCTTATAATCTAAAAATTACAATTATGAAAACTTCAATATTTTTTTGGAACGACAAAAATCAAAAATGCGAAATCTGGAACGAAGAAATTAATGGAAAGGTTGACTATTGGTTGAAAGTTGAAGGTGTGTCTCAGAGTATTTCAGAGAAAAAGTATAACAACCTGATTAAAAAAAACAATCTAAAAAAATGAGAAAGCACCTAATTAAATTACAAAACATTGAAAATCCGTTTGAGGTGGCAATTTACACCACCTTAACGGGTTTGTGCGAAGACCCGGAACTGGCTGATAAGAATTTCAGTTATGATTATTTGAAAGCATTCAAATTCCCATTTGAATACAAAGGATATTTCTTTGATAAAATGCCACTTTCAAAATGCCCCGCAGGGCATAAGTGGGCGGGAAAAAATAAATTACCGAATACCTCCGACGGTGATTAAATGCTGTTCAGTAGTGTTGTTTATAACGGTTACAAATAAATACAGTACGATTTATGGAAAAATTAGTTGAAATATTAGACAAAGTTAAAATTGGAACACTATCGGTTGAACTCGCACAACAGCAAGTATTGGATTTATTTGGTGTTAGCGTTTCGTTGCCTATGGTAGAACAACCAATTTTAATAGGACACTTAAATAAAATTTTTGGGTATAACGGATTTAATAAAATTGAAATTGGAACGCCAGTGTATTCATTTAAGGATAGATATTACTTTGAAATGACTCCTATAAATGGCGGGAAGGTTGTTATCCAAAAATTTTATAAAGACACACTTACGCCTTGTATAGATTTTGTTAGCAATGAACGCTAACGTATTACATGTATGCGGTCGTCGCCGCTTTTAATAAACCTAAAAAATTAAATATTATGCTACATCAACCGAATAAAGACAGAACTACAACACCGCCGCAAGGCGATGACGTATCACATGATGTTAGAAAGTCGTTAACCCCACATGTATGCCCTGTTTGCTGCGGAAATGGGATAGTTCCAAATGGCTTCTATAATCAGACAAGCGGAACATGGTTAAGTTCAGATGCCACACCTGACACATGTAGATCGTGCGGTGGTACTGGAGTGCTATGGGGTTAATGCTTTTCTAACGGATGGTTATATGGGGTGTTTGCCCCTGATTTGAAACACAAAATTTGATATTTAGATATGAGCTTAAACAAAGATACTGACGTTCAAGAAGCCACGGCAAATACACTATATAACGTGTTACCTGCTGTGCCTTCAATAGTGTACAACGATGATTGTATGCACGGTTTAAAACGCTTTCCAGATAAATGCTTTGACCTTGCCATAGTTGACCCGCCTTATGGAATGCCTAAAGATTCTACACATGGCAGAGGTAAGTTAAAAAACAGAATGTTGAATAATGGCAGTGTTGAGCGGTGGGATATAAAACCGGGTGCTGATTACTTCACCGAACTTTTCAGGGTATCTAAAAATCAAATTATTTGGGGAGGAAATTACTTTGATTTACCCGGAAGTAGGGGGTTTGTAATTTGGGATAAAGAGCAGCCATTTGAAAATTTTAGTGCTGCTGAATTTGCGTGGATGAGCTTCCAAACAGTTTCAAAGATATATAAACTGCCAGCCACAAGAACAGGCGATGAAATGAAAATACACCCCACACAAAAGCCAGTTAAATTATATGATTGGCTGCTTATGAACTATGCGAGCGAAGGCAATTTGATTTTAGATACCCATGTAGGGAGTGGATCATTGAGAATTGCGTGTGCGAAAGGCGGGTTCAACTTTGTAGGATTTGAGATTGATAAAAATTATTTCGAAGAACAGGAAAAGCGTTTTAAACTTTTCGCATCGCAGAAACGCCTGTTTTGACCACGGACTGGCATTGCAGGTAACGGATAGTTATATGGGGTGTTTGCCCCCTGATTTGAAACACAAAATTTGATTTACGATATGACAAAAAATAAAAGAGGAAAACCTAAAAATACCGAGGCAAATACACTATATAACGTGTTACCTGCTGTACCGATGTTTGATTATATTAAATGCCCTTTGAATAAATGGACATTTAGTGTTAAACCTATCAGGGAATGGGTTGAAAGAACGTGCGAGGGTAGTACGTTAAATTTATTTGCTGGGATTACAAAACTTGATATTGATGAAGTTAGAAACGACTTAGGCGAACATGGGGTGGCAGAATATCACAAGGACGCATTGCAGTTCGTTAAAGAATGGGACGGTAAAAGGTTTAACACGATATTGTTAGACCCGCCTTATGCTTATCGTAAAAGTATGGAAATGTACAATGGGATTAAGGCTTCCCCATTTCGCCAACTCAAAGACGAACTTCCGAGAATACTAAAACCTAATGGACTTGTAATAACTTTCGGATACCACAGTAATACAATGGGTAAAAACAGAGGCTTTGAAGTTGAGCGAATTGCACTGTTCTCACATGGCGGGGCTATACACGATACTATCGCATCCGTTGAGAGGTATTGCAGGTAACGTTTGACAATATGAAATGTACGGGATTAAAAGCGGTATCCTATCCCGATACATTTGACAATTAATTAAAGGTAGTACCGTACAATACAGCACCGACACCCGTATATTTTATATTGTGTGTTATGGGCTGGCGTTTTAATATCAATTTTATGTTAGTATCTGAATTAATTGAAAAACTGAAACAGTACCCAAGCGAATTAGAGGTACGAGTAATGAACGTAGCTATTGAAGATGATGAAAGCTGCCCAACATTTGAGGTAAAATCAATTTCATCGGCCAAAGAAAACGATGAAGATTACGAAGAGCCAAGAGATATGGACTTTGTGTTCATCGAAATGTTGGACAATTCTTATATACAAGAAGAATACTACATTACAAAAGAGTAAGGTTGTCGGGCAAGCGTGAGGTTTTCTTACGCTTGCCCATAACGAACGGCAGTATGTTACGTGCCGAAATACGAGTGATTAACTTTCAAATTTACGATAATGATTGAACGAGAAAATAAGCATCAAGAACAGATACAGCAAGGCATGGAATATACTGCATGTTGTACGCTGGCGGATTGTTCGCACGAACCTACCAACGAAGCACAAAAAATAAAAAATGCGAAGCGTGGGGAAATTAATTTTTATTTATGTGATAATATTGAGTTTATGAAAACTAAACCCGATAAGTATTACGACCTTGCAATAGTTGACCCGCCTTATGGAATTAATGTTGCAAAAATGGCTTATACGCAAGAAGACAATAGACCATGCAAACAAAAAAACGGTAGCACACTTCATGTTAAAAAGAAAAAATATAAACATGGTGATTGGGATAAAGAACCTGCAGGAATTGAATGGCTAACCGAACTCCAAAGAGTAAGTAAGCATCAAATAATTTTTGGCATAAATTATATGGATTTTCAGTTAAAAGGTGGCAGGTTGATATGGAATAAATTAGTACCAGAAGGCGTTTCGTTTTCTGATTGTGAAATTGCTTATTGTTCGATGTTTGAAAGAGTTGAAAATGTGTTTTTTCGCTGGGCTGGAATGATACAAGGTGTTTATTGCGGAAAAGATGTAATGAAAGCAATTATACAACAAGGGAATAAACAACTTAACGAGGAACGGATTCACCCAACGCAAAAACCTGTTATGCTCTATAGATACATTTTACAGAAGTATGCAACCAAAGGCATGAAAATAATAGATACAAATGGAGGCAGCATGAGTTTGGCAATAGCGTGTGATATGGAAGGATTTGAATTAGATATTTGTGAAATTGATAACGAATACTTTGATAATGGACTACAAAGATTTGATATGTACAAACGCCAACTCAAACTGTTTTGAAAAAAACAGAAGCGGGCGGGGCATTTTTTATTTTTCTTTCAAATTGGCAGAAAACTAAAATCGAAGCACTTCACCCGCTTGCGTACAACGGTAAAATGTAAGGGTATGTGCCGCCCTCGAACACGCACAAAGATTGATACGAGTAAATAACCTTAAAAATACGAGCGATGGATTTAGATGAATTAAAAGCAAAATTAGAAAATAGTAATGAAGTAGTTTACCCAACAGGAGACTATGATAAACGTGAGCGTATGGCAGAACCTATCAACGAAGAAAAAGCGGCATTACCTTTACATAGTGTTATAGGGCGTTTATTGCGAAACTTACATATAAAATGTGATAAATGCGCTGACGGTAGAGTAAAGCATGACCATAGTGAACAAATAGGCAGCACATGGATTGAAGTTTATAAATGTGATAGGTGCGGAGAACAGTTTGTTTAAATGCCCTATAACGCTTGCAGGTATGGCATGTAATTTTACGGATTTTAAAAAACGAAATATTATGGATAAAATTAAAGAAGTACAACAGATTTTAAACAACCACGCATTACCAACAAACAACGGAGGTTTTATACGTGATTCATTGGATGGTAATAAATTTAATGAAATAGCACGGGACATAGTAAAATTATTTGCTATACCTGATGTTATGCACAGTTATACTCCGAATTATTTACATTTCAGAGTTAATGGTGCTGGGAAAATACAAATTACAGAAGATTACCAATATCGGTGTGGTGGTGAGGAAGGCTTTTCATTCGGTGTTGAATGGGGAAAACACGGATTTGCTGGTGGAGTATTACCAAAAGATGAAGCAAAAAGATTGGCAGAATATATATTGAATGCACTGAAATAATTGTGCATAACGAGTGTGTACGGAAACCTTTATTATAATAAAACTATGAAACTATCTGATAAACATACATTTAATATTTC